CCCGAATGGCGTTGTCTGGTCGACGCGATTCGCCTGCGCCTGCTGCGACAGAATCTGCTCCGCGGTCGGCGCCGGCGGTAGCTTCGGCTTTTTCGGTTTACCCATATTTTCCCCGCTTCCAGTCGTCCCGCATCAGGCCGAGCATCACGCAATCAACGCCCGGCGCATACCACGATTTTAGCCTACCCTCGACCTGAAAACCGATCCCAAGGTCGAACCGCAACGCCCGCTCGTTATCGCTCCGCACTCGAGCCGTTACCCGCCGGCAGTCAAGCTGCACGAACGGATACACTAGCAGCGTGCGGATCGCCGCCCTCGAGGCCCAGCGCGGCGTCCGGGCCGCGATGCTCATCTCGCAATCGCCCTGCTCCGGCCGATACTCGTGATACACCACGCCGGCGGCGAGCTCATTGCCCCGCATCACCCCGATGGCCTGGCACGGCTCCAAGTCGCCCGGCTCGACCTCGAGCGCCTGCGCGACCATCCGCACCACCCGCGGCTTAACATCCAGCAACAGAGGCCCTACAGCCCGCCAGCCGGCGCGACCATGTAATCCGTGCTCAGCCATTCGACCGCCTGCTCCCTGACGTTGGCATATATCCCCAGGCTAAAGTCCGTCCCCCGCCCACCGACAGCCCGCCACCCGCGCGCCGTGCTGCTCGTGACCTGCGTCTCCCAGTAACTCGAATCCCATAATGCCGAGTCCCATACCGGCGACACGCCGCCCGTCCCCGTGCTCGATAGCGCGGTCGGCTCCGTGTCTGAAAAGTCGATGGACATGCGATATCCGGCCGTCAGGGTTTCCGATACTTTCATCAACAGCCGCGAGGCCGTGACCTGCTTTTGGCCTGCGGTCCCGAGCGAATAGAAGGCGGTCCGCGCACGGAGCTCGATCGCGCCCGGCGTGCCGTCCGCGTCATCTGACCGGCCGATGTCGAGGCGGTACACCTTGCCGGAGCCGCCGCCGTATAGGTTACCGTCGAACAGACCCATGCACCGCATATTCCAGCCCGTGAACCGGCAGACGCCGCGCGTCTGCGTCTCGATCACGTATTGTTGGTATACCGAATTTGTCGTGATCGGCACGTTGCAATACAGCCGCTGCCCGCGCGGATGGAGCATCAGTTCCCAGCCGTAGTTAGTCCGATAGGTGGCCGAAGCCGTTCGCATCGCGCCGGATAGCTTCGTCGCGTTCGTGGTAACGCCGCCCTCCTGGATTGCTTCCGACAGGAACACGAGATCGGAATCGGTCGCGATGGCGAGATCGCCGAGCACATTTTGCCAGCAGCGAATGCCGAGCGGCCGCGGGATCGTATACACCCCGACGAGCTGCCAGGATGCGGCGACACCCGGATCGGTGCCCGAGTAAATGATCACGTTCCCGGCCTCCGTCACGAACGCCGCGTAATCATCCGGGCCATTGCCGCCGTCGCGCGTCCATGTCGCCATAAACAGCAGATTCCCTTGCCCGCCGCGGATACCCGACAGCGGGAAGCGGGTGTAGGCGCCCGTGAACGCCCCGAGCGCCGAATACCAAAAGTCCCGACTGTTTTTCTCCCACACGTAAACGCGATTTTTGTGCACGTGTACGCCGATCAGATTCGCGACCGTCGGCCCGGTCGGTGACCACGCCGCGACGTTCCCGGCGCCTGTCCACAATAGCGGCTGATCGGTCCCGTTGCACATCAGCAGATTCGGCGCCGTCGGCGCTGCGCTCGCGGCAAATACGGACCACTGCCACCGGTCGGTGGTGATTACCGCAGCACCCGTACGGTCAGCCGGCGCGCCGCCGTTCGTGATTTCGTAAATTTTGTTGTTCGTGCCGCACACGAAATACTCGGTAGCGCCCACCTTGAGCGCGGCCAACATCTCGACGTTATCCGAGCCGATGCTCCCGCTGACGTAATCCTCGAATCCCTTGCGGAGCTCGACCTTGCCGACCGTCGGGACCATGTTGTCGAGCTGCAGCGCGTCCGTTGCCGGCATCGCGTCGAGCGAGTCGCGCGTGTTCCAGCCGCCGATCGGCGCCGGCACGCTGACTATCTGCCCCAGGCCGGCGGCGCGCTCGTTCATCAGCCGAAGCCGTATTCGGGCGCGTTATTGGCGAACATCGGCCCGCGGGCGCGGGTCGGCAGACACACATCGGCGCGTCGTTCGTTGGCAAAGAGTCGGTCAGCCTGGACCGTCGCCTCGCGCGCCTCATCTGCATAAGCGAGGCCGAGCGCCTTCCGCAGGCGCCAGCCGGTCTCGAGCTGCATCAGCCAATCGTCGAGCACGAACGTGTCGGAGTCGGACTGCGGATCGCGATAGAACACGCCGCCATTTTCGAGCCACTGCCCGGTCACTATCTCGAGCGTCAGCGTGTACACGGCGCCGGGGTCGCTCGCGAGCGCGAAGATCACATCCCGATTCCCGTCCACCTTGAGGCGCCACGGACGCGGCCACAGTTGAGCCGTGCCGAGATCGTATAGGTTGGCCTGCCAGTCCCGCGGCGTCATGTTCCCGGTCATTTGGTGCAGCGTAGTGCCGTCCCAGTCGGTGCCGGGAAGGTGCCGGCCGAAGTTCGCGCTAAGCGCATATTCCGTGATGCCCGCGACGGTCGTGATCGTCTCCGTGATCAGCATCGCCCGCCAATCGCGTTGCGCCAGCCGATTGCCGGCGCCGCGGAGTGCTTGCAGGTAGCGCCGAGCGTTATCCTCGCTCGATCCAATAACGCTAGCTGGCCGCTCGATCCCGATTTCGTCCGCGAGCGCCTGCGCCAGGCTCAGCACCGATTGCGGCATCTGCTTCCCCTTCCATCTTCGCTTTAAGGCGGTTCAGCTCCGCGCGCAGCTCGTCCACCGATGCCACGCTCTCGGCATATTTCGATTCAATCTCGGCCCGCAGCGTGCGCTCCTGCTCGAACGCCTTGCGCCCTTCAATGAACGCCTTCGCGGCCTCCACAAGTTGTCGAGAGCCGGCGCCGATCTTCGTGATCTGCTGCTCCGTCGCCTGCGCGAGCTGCTCTACCGTGTAAAACGACATGGCGCGCAGCTCCATCGCCTGGCGCCGCGGGATGCCCTGCCATTCGGTGATCGGCGTCCCGTCCGCCACCTCGCGCGAGTCGCCGCGCTTGTAGCTTTCCCATTGCTCCGGGAATCGCTCCTTGTGCCGTTTCTGTACCGGAACGCGCACCTTATCGCGGCTCGCCGGAACGATAATCTCGATCCAATCTTCCGTTCGGAAAATCGGCCTGCCGGCCTCCTCGCTCGCGCGCTCGTCGAGCACCTCGAACGCATAGAAGATCGGGATTACCCCATCCGTCACGCGGATATTCCCGCGCCCCTGCGGCGCACGCTCCGCGCTCCGCATCCTGTCCGCGGCTGCAATCGAGTCCGTAAAGTCAAACGGATCTGCCATCGCTACACCTCCTCAAAAATCCCGCAGCCCGGCTCCCGCGTATTCAGCCGGGCCGCGGGATGTTAACAGCTCGTTACAACGTGCGGCCGACGCTCGGATAGATCAGGTTTCCAGGCTGGTTACCTGGTGATCCGCCGTTTGTGGTCGTGATGCAAAGCCCCTGGATCACCTCCGCGCCCGCGGTCGCATCATCGTCGATGGTGCCGGCCGTTGCCGTTGTATTCAACACGGTCCCCTTCACGCATGAAGCAGCGACTCGGATATTGACGCCGATCCCTCTCACGCACAGCCAGCCCCAGCCGTTCGCGGCAACCGCTGCTTGAGCGATGCCGACCGGCTGCGAGCTGTCCGTGCCCGGCGTCGTTGTCGTGGTGGTGATCATCCCTGCCGTACCTGCGCCGATGTAGCAGACATAGCCCGCCCCGGTCCAGCCGGTCGCGTCTGCTTTCATAAACACATATTCCCGGCCTAGATTATCCTCGCCGAATGTCCCGACTGAAAAGCCTGGGATCGCCGTAGCGGCCCAAACGTCCGTCGGATTGATTCCGATATTGTGCGCCATGTTTGCTTTACTCCTTCATCACGCCCTGCAGCGATCGATTGCTGCAGGTCAGGTTGCCGGCGAACACGAGCGGAACAATGCTAGCGTCCTGGTTGATCGAGTTCCGCGACTCCAACGGCACCATGTTCCGGCTCGGGTGCACGCGCCAAAACAGGTAATTTGTGTTCAAGAAATACCCGTGCTTGTCCGGCACGCCTGAATCGCCGTCGTAGTAGCAATTTGCCGAAGCGAAGGCCAGCGTATCCCAGCCGCTCCGACCTTCATCAGTCCGCGTGATGCGCTGATTCACACTCAACGCGCTCCAGTAAAACTGGAAATAATCGTCATCCATCACGATCAGGTCCGGCTTGTCATTGCCGCGCGTTAACTGAATCCACGTCCGCTGCATCGACGCCAGAATGTTCGACGCGCTCATCGCGCCGCCGTTCGTGGTGCTCGAGTCGTAAACGTAATTCTTCCAAAACGTGTACGTGCTCGAGTCGATACCGCCGACCGTGCCGGCGCCCACGAATCCGGTGCTGGTCGCGTCAGCGACAATCGCCTGAAGGCCGGTGATCTGCTTCCCGCCGCTGCCGGTCCCGTCCGAATAGATTCCGGTGCTCAAGTTGTTTTTCATCGTCCGTTCGGCATTCTCGATGCGCGCCTCGAGCAGATTAAGGACCGCACTCGGTCCGCTGTTCTGCACGTCGCCCTCGAGGCCCGAGATCGAGACCACAACGACCGCCTGTTTCCAGTCGTATTCAGCCGCGCTCAGCACGTCGCTTGGCGAAATGTTCCAAGCCTCATACCCCGTGTAATAAAGGAAAGTCGCGTTCTCGGCGTAATCGAGCTCCTGCACGATAGTCCGCCCGCCGTCCGCCGGCCGCACGCGGCCACGTTCGCCCAGGCGCATCAACAGCGCGTTAGAGTTCGACACGTTGTCTGCGATCTGCTTGCTGCGGTTTCGCAGCGTCGTCGTGATGATTTCCGTTAGGTTCGGTGAAGGCACTTTAAGTTACTCCGCTATTCTGACGCCCGACCTTGCCATTTGTTCGC